CCCATTGTACTCATACAATAAGAAAGTTGGAACAGTTCCATATCATCAAATTCAAGCATAATTCTCCTCAATAAACAAGTTCGGGGTCAGGCAACCAGTAGTCATCATCTGCTAGATAACCACGCCAATCTTGTGGATCAGTTTCATAGATTTCGCTCTCACGGAACTCTTCGATAAACTCTGACAGATTCATGAAATGATCCTCAAATTGTTTGGTAATTATAGCATAGAGTAGACTATTCAGTCAGTCCACCAGCAGGAATAGCAACTTGCATAACATTGTGGGGAAGGTAAGGATTGGGGCGAACATCGTGGCAAGTCCACTCACCATCAACAAAGTGGTAGGTATATTCTGCGCCGTAGTTGTCGTCAGCAGCACACAAGAACTCATTCAAATCCTTGTAGAGTTTGGGTGCATTATTCTCCAGAGATTCACCACGCATGGTGTAGTAAAGAGGACCAGTCTCGGGCAGGGTTTCGTTGTTCCAACCTGCATTAGTCCAGGTGCAGGACATATCACCGCCGTCGATTAGTGCGGCAACTTTATCTGCGGTGTCGAAGTTGTCACGCAGCACGCGACCGTTGAACTCAGGGTAACCATCATAGTGGCAGTAGACGCCAAGGATGCTACCATCGTTGAGTTGCTTGCCGATCAGGGAGCGAGTGCCCATGTGTCTCTCTCGAATACCTAGGTATTATGGCATGAAAAAGGGGGTATGGAAGCCCCCTTGTGCCACTTATTTAACTGTCACACTCAGTCATCATAAACTCTACATTCAGAAGCATCAGGATGGGTATCACAATACAACTCAAGTGGTGTAGGATCGTGTGACTCACCAGGATGATTTTCTTTATATGCTTTCAGTGCTTCTAACTCTTCTTCAGTATGACGACGGGACTGTGGAGAGATAGTAGGATCATTCAGAAGTTCCTCATCTTTCTGAATGTGCTTGTCGATGTTTTCCATAGTTTTGTAACGGGATAATACTTATTTATTTTTTATTGGGGAGTATTAGACTCTTTACCCTCAAGACTTCGCACCATCAATTCGGCAAACTTTTCCATTTTATGAGCAGAAACTGTATGAGGAGCATAAGTAATTGCCTCTTTCAGAGCAATAAGTTCTTTCATTTCTTCATCTGTAAGGATTCCAGGACCAGTTTTGGCGAGAGTCATGAGGTCTTTGCAATGTTTCCCAATGTTAGCATCTCAAGATATATTATCTATGATACTTAATTATTTTTTTAGGATTGAGTTACAATACTTCATTCATCGGTAAATGGACCATACTTACCACTGCTTCCAGGTTCTCTATCAGACAACATATCCATTATACCATCAAATGACTGAATGTGCTCAATTTCATTGATGAGTTTGGCAATTTGTGTGCATACAATAGGACGCTCACCTCTTGCAGCATATGCTAGTGCATTGCGCAATGATGATTCTGCTTCTTTCAAGCTAGATTCAACAGATTCAGATAGAGCCATTCAGTCGGTCCTCACATTTAGAGTAGAAAGTTCCATTAGCATAGCAGGACTTTCCAGGTTCATAGAATCTTACCATATTGGGACGGTTGTTGTCAAGGACGCAGTAATCACCTTGTCCAGTGGCAGCACCCTCAAGACAGGTTGCTACAATAAAAGGAGCAAGAAGTTTAAAAGTGTACATTATTTCTCTTTAATCCAGAAACCATCATCAGTCATTTCCCATCCTTCGGCAATCATTTGATCATAAGACTTGTTCCGTCCAGTATCATAATAATATTGAGAATGTTTAGCATCAAGTTCTGCACGTTTGTTATAGTATTCTGCTTCACGCAGGTTATACTCACGACACTTTTCTTTTTCTTCCGCAGCATCACACATTGCGTTTAGATCTTCTTCAGTGTAATGTTGAGAGATTTCAGTCTGCTCATTCCAGAACTCTTCCCAGTCTTGTTCGGTTACCTCAAAATTAACAGGACGATTACCTTTCAGCAAAGAAAGAAGTTCGATACTTTTAGTCAGATACTTTTTGTGATACTCTACACTCTCATCCACACACTTGATAATAGTATTGTAGATGTCTTGTGGTGTAAGATCTTCACAATTCAAAGCATCATTCACCCAGTTGTCAAGTTGTTCCAAAGAATACTTCTTATAAGAGAAGTCAGAACTCAGATACTCATTGTTCATCGAGGAAGTCTTTGATTGCTTGCTCCATGATAACCTGAATCTCCTTCTGTGTCAACTGGTTCATCCAACTCCAATTTGGGTCTTGTGGGTCCCAGTCCATCGTAAAGGAACCGTCTTCATTCTGAGTTACTTTAAGACTATCAGCAGTCATCACAGTCCTCGTTTTTCTTTTTCCAGTTCTTACGAACCTTTCTCAACTCTTTGAGTTCCATTTTAATGTTCTGGTATGCTGTCTCAGCATCAATTTTGCCACCCATTTCCATGGCACAAATCATATCAACACGAGTCCCAAAGTGACTTAGGGCTTTTTCAAAGCAATCTAAATCTTCATACATCCCATTCAGTCCTAAACTTACTAGCAAGAATATCTATGCGGGATTCGATAGAGTTCATTGCTTCATAGAGTGCATTGGTTTGTCCAATGTTTTCTTCCTCAAGCACACGAACTCGATCTTCAAGTTGTTTCACCTTTTCGGATAAAATTTCAAGGGGAGTTGGTTCATCAATTCCCCACTTCATCAAGATAGAATAAGGATTGATTTTCACAGTTTGCCTCCAACAACTCCGTCATTTACAACACGACTGTTCTTTTCATCCCATCCTTCTTGTCGTCCTTTGAGATAGAACCTAGTCATACGAATACAAATGTCTTCAGTTAGACCAGAAACCAAACCATTGTCGTCTTTGTCATAACTGTGCCAGAGGAATCGTGCTTTTACAACATAAAAGCAGTCATCAATCAGTTTGCGTTCAACATTCATCGGGTCCGATTGTGTCATTCTTTTTGTTAAATCCAAAAGGTGCTTCTTTTTCTTCCAGTGCTAGTTTAAGTGCTACACCACCGACTGCTTCCATTACTTTCAGAATGTCTTCTGGTTTAGCATCTTCACCTAGTTCTTTGGCGACATACCAATACTTTGGCCAAAAGGTTTCTCCTGCCTTTTGATAGTCTTCAAGTGTTAGTAGTTTCATTTGTCAATATCAGGATGGGGAGCATACAGTGGACCTTGATAATCGTGTGGACGATTAACACGGTTGTTCACCACAGTGTTGTGAAGTTGTTTGAGTGCTTCAATGGTTTCGGGAGTTTCTTCCCAAGTCCATACATCACCAGTCTTGCCAGTAAAAGTTCGTTGAGTCATGATTTAAGATGTTCTAATACTTTGGCGAAGTGCATATCGCCGTGAATGTAACCTCCAATGATTATAGCACCGACACAGAGCATTAGCAACCCCAGAGTCAGCACAATCATCACGTTATCAGGTGGTTTTTTTATGATCATACTCAATCACAATACGCTTGTGTTCTTCACGACCATTGGTTACAATCTGATGATGCCACTTACCACCCAGTTCTTTTGCCAGTTGATCAATACGATAGCGGGAATACTTACGGTCTTCACTCATTACAAATTCTTTCCATTGCGACTAGAGTTTCATATGGAATCCAGGCAGGATTCTCATCACCAAACTGTACCTGAACTTCAGTCAATACAGTCTCATACTGTTTACTATAAGTTTGTCGTGTGTTCTTCACATACGAAATAGGATTGTCAACCATTAGTAGTCATCTCCATAAGGAACATCAGAGTCAGCATCCATTAATTGGACGGTTGTTTTATATCCCTGCTCTACAGTAAATTCGTGCTGTTTGGCAATATCTTGTAGTGCCTCAACATCATACTCTGGAGCAGTTATCCAACTAAAACCCTTACCAAAGGTGTTGTCTGGATTGACGACATACCAATGGCAGGCAGTATCAGGGACAAAAACAGAACATTCTTTCCAGTCATTATCCCACTGGGGAACTTGGACGAATGATAGGGCTGCAAGCAGAAAACCAAACAAATTAAGAAACATAAATTACACTCCGTCGAATTTATATCCTGTGAAGATAATGTCGTTCTTTGTTAATTTATATCGTGTGATGTGCTTTTTGCGGTGCTCTTCACATTGGAAATAGCAACTACGTTTCTCACCTCTTTCATTATGAATTAGTTTCCAAGGGAACATATCATAAGGATATTCTACCTCAAGTTCAGCAGGAGTATATGCAACAACTTTAGGTTTTGCTTTTGCCTTTGGTTTAGTTGTCTTTTTGGTTACTGGTTTAGGTTTTGCTTTTGCCTTTGGTTTAGTTGTCTTCTTGGTTACTGGTTTAGTTGCTCGGGGCATTTCGAAATTACACTAGAAACGGCAAGGATTTTCAGTTCGTGGTGCTTTGATTCACTAATAATCTTTCTTACATTTTCACTACCATAAGTATCGTTAGCCATACTATAGGCGATGAGAGCAGACTTGAGGTAGTCTTTCTCCTGCTCCATAATAGCACAGAAGTCTGCTGCTACGGTATTGAGGAGGGTGGAAAGTGTTAGTTCTAACATTAGTCAACTGCATTTGGAATCATCATTTGTGCTGCAACTTCTTGGTGCTTTAGGTGCAGCTTAACAAAGCACCGACACATATTTCTCAACTCATCAATATCTTCACAAACTTCTATCTCTCTTGAGATCTTTTCATACTCAAACATTCTAAATGTTGTATCAAGTGTTATGTCATCAGGGTTCATTGTTCTTTGTATAGAGGATATAGTATTTACTCCTGATAACACCGAAAAGTAAAGTTGGGAGAAGTTGGAACACAGAATAGTTCTGGTGGATTGTCTATCTTCCAAATAGTATAGAGTGCAATAATGATTTGCAGAAATGGAAGAATGAATACTACCCTATCTCTCATTGCAGAGCCCTCTCAAGTTCATTGATACGCATAAAATCTTGGTATGCCTTATCAGAACGCTCTGAAAGGATGCTCAAAAGGTCTTGACGGATGGTATCAGTATCCACATAGTCATCTAGGTATCTGTCCAGTGCTTCCTTCAGGTGGCGTCTTCTGTGCCACTCTGGGGAATAGGGGCGATAGTCCATAATAATGCTGTATTTGAGAGTATTATAGCACTATGGGTTGTTAGGGTCAAGTCCCAGTGACAGTAGATATTCTGTCCACCAGTCTGGATCTTTGTTTCTTCTCCACTTCGGAACTTCCATTCCTTTCTCAAAGTAATACTGCCACAATGCTTCATCTATAGTCTGTTTTACTTCCATATTCCTCGTCCTCTTCATCAACGTCTCCATACGGGTTCGCCAAATAGGGTCCATGTGGTTTTCTGGATTCTTCTCTGACATGTTTCCTTTCCTCACTTATAGCAGAAAACCACAATGCCAGTTTCATTACCAACCAGATAACTGCGAGTGGTAGAAAACAAAGAGATAAGATTAGAGCTTGTTTCATTCATCGACTTCCCAACACTTTTGGAATCGGTCTCTTAACTCATTTATTTTTACTTGTTTCTGAAACTCTAGAATATGGTCATTTATTTGTTTTTCGTCATCAGTCAACTCCATACGATACATGAGTTTAATATCAATAAGACGTGTCATGTTCATGTAGAACTCTGTGCCTTTATGAATAAACTCTTCGTATGTCATCAGATAATTCCTTGGGTACACAAATAGTGTAGTGTGTCCTTCATACTCCCTATATGTTGTGTTCCATATGCTACCTGGGGATAGGTTGCCTCTTCACCAAACTCTGCATCAAATGCCTTCTGGTCAAAGTGTTCGCCTAGTTTATACTCATGAAACTCACCACCAAGTGCTTTCAGGAGCATACCAATACGCTCACACTCTTGACTTCCGTTAGAATAAATTACTGCTGTTTCAGTCATAAAATTAGTCCCTTTGTCTCCAATCGTCAGGTTTTTCTTGATTAAACCAGTCTACAATTTCATCAGCACTACCAAATCCAGTGCGATGATTTGATGGGTCAGGGTCACCCAGTCCCATAATGTTCATGAAGTCGTCCATACTACCCTCAACCATATCAGGGTTAGCAGCACGACCTCTTGCTCTTTTAAGCATCTCTCTGGCAGAAGTATTTGCCTTCGCAAGTTTCTCTGCCCACACCATTTCTTCAAGACCTACTTCTTCTTGTAAGGCAATCTTCTTACATATTCCTTCAAGTCGAAGACGATACTGAGTTGATAACATATCAATCCTTGTTATTCTCTATGTGGTTATTTATTTTTGCCGTCAATTCCCTTGCTAGTTTAAGAGAACGACGATATATTAGATATTTTACCACAGGGTTTCTGGGATCATTAGTCAACAACCACACTCTTCCTCTGATATAGTTTGTTATGATACCAATTACATAATAAAAAGCAGCAGCAATACTCTCATCAGTTACGATAAAATATGCTGCTACTGCAAAGAGTAGAAAAAATATGTATTGAGAAGTCATTAGTTAAACTCCTGATTTCTCCTCTCATCCAGATAACGGATGATTTCGTCTCTCCATTCCATCAACTCATGAAAACACTCCTGATTGTGAGCACATTGACGCAATTCGTGGTCTGGTTTTAAGACGCTTTCATAAAACAAACCCAGTGCATCTCTACGCTTTTCGTGCTTTTCGTTCATGAATTGTCTCCTGTTGTACTATTTAATCTACTTCTTTTTGGATTTTTTGATTTCCTTAAGAATGTAGTTCTTTGCAGCAGTATAGTTCTGAGCAGTATGCACTATAGAACCATAGTTAATAATAGCAAACTTTTTGGAATTGACAATAGGAATCGCAGCCCACATGCCATCATTTGTTACATAACCCTCTGGATCTCCTGCTTTGTCATCTAGTACACCAGGGCGCTCAATGAAAGGTTTCTGAAATGTCATCAAAAGAAAGAGGCATTGACACTAATAACCTTGGCATTAGGATTGCGAGCAAGTGCTACTTGACGGGCTTCTTGATAGTCACGGGCATGAACGGTTTCTTCAAACACGGTGCCAGCAACGTAGAGTTTGACTTTGCACTTCATGGTGGTGTTCCTTTGATTACTTTAGTATTATAGCAGAGTTGGGGTGATGTGGGGATAGAGTGTGCCAGTTTCAGCGGCGGACCACAGACACGGCAGGCATACCCTGGTTGAAAACGGTGTCAACGACCGCCTGAACGCTCTTGGCGGTGCTGATGCCCACTTTATCATAAACAGGCACACAGACCAGTCCAAAGGTCTTCTGAGACCCTCCCAGACGGATCACACGACCGATGGACTGAGAGATTCCGATGTAGTCCATGTTCCGCATAAAGAGAACTGCTTCCAACCCGCTCACGTTGATCCCCTCGCTCAAGATGCTGTGATGGAGCACCACGAACTTCTTAGAAGGATCCTTGCCCCAGGCGTTGAGAGTGTCAAAGAACACCTCACGGTTGACCTTCTGACCGTCAATCACACCACCAGTCTTGGCAGTGATATACATACAGGAGTAACCACGCTCTGCCAGTTCCTTACGGAAGTCAGACTCACTCAACAGTTTGACGATCTGCTTGGTAGAACGAGCACAGATCAGAATCTTACTTAGATTGTTGTCGTCAATGGTATCCAGCAGGTTCTGCGAATCACGATCAGCAATCATCTGCTTGTCCTGAACCATGTCCAGCTGCTTCACCACAACCTTAGGAGGAAGGATATAACCCTCTTCTACCAGTTTAGGAGCAGGAACGTTGCAGATCACATTGCCATAAACCTCAGGATCATTCATCCCAGGTTTGGAAACAGTGAGAGAATGCTTAGGAGTAGCAGTGAAGAAATAGCAGCGAGTAGCAGTAGAAGAGAAGTGCTCCGTAGCAGGGAAAAAGTTACGTTGGACCGAATTGTGCGCTTCATCAAAGTAAATGCAATCAACGTTGATGTCTGCCTCCATAAGACGGGGCAGAGAATGGTAGGTAGTGAAGATCAGTTGCTTACGATATGCTTGCTGACTCCAGTTACGGATGATAGCAGGACGAGTGCTGCTGAAGTGATGAGTCTCACCGCTATGAACGTGCATCACTGCAACTTCAGTGTGAAACTCAAGAAACTCGGCAGAGAGTTGCTCGGCAAGTAGAATACGAGGAGCAACTACAACCACGATACCACGATCACAGGCATCAAGATATTCTTGAGAATCCTTGATCATGCACATGGTCTTACCACCACCCGTAGGCACGATGACCTGACCCTTGTCGTGCGCCAGCATTGCAGTCAGTGCGTCCTGCTGGTGGGGGCGGAGTTGGATCACAGGTCTCATCGCGTATGAAACTATTATAGCACAATGGGACCTCTACCGATGGTCCCTGTGACGGTTTTCTAACTGTCCCTTTAAGAGCTCAGACTCTCATCTTCAACCGGGACAAAGGTAGTCTACAGGGATTATGAGGTCTTGTCAAGATGCCTGATATGAACCATCTATTGTTGTTCCATTTACAGATCCTTGTACGGTATAATTTGTTCCTGTTATTGCTACTCCATTTTGATAAGATGTTGAGAATCTATTTCCTTTTGTTATTCTTGCAGATGCATCAAGATCAATTGTTATAGATCCAGTAGTAGTATTAATTTGCATAGCATCACCACCATTTGGATTTGATAATATAGTGTCTGAACCAGTTCTTGATGATGCATTAGCAGGTACTGGATCCATACCATTAGAACCGTTGATAGATCCTTGGACATCAATAGTTAAATTATAAGTTGCAGAGTTTAAAAATTCTACTGCTGGTTTATGAGGATCGAAAGATTCTGCTGCTGGGGTGTATTCTATTTCAATGAATCCATTTGTTGATGTTGTATATGTTGACTGTGTGGAGAGGGTTAATATGTCTGAACGATATTTGGATGCTCCTCCAAGACCACCATCAGCATATTTTACTATTGTTGGCCCAAACTGAAAAATATTACTACTACGCTGATTAAGCGATCCTACTGGTCCTCCTAATCCACCAGAGGCACCGCCACCACCACCACCAGATCCAGCAGCATCTCCACTACCTTGTACACCATCTCCACCATCGCTAGTAGATATTGCGCTAGTTGTACCTGCAACAAAAGGTGCATCTCCTCCCTGATGAGCGAATCCTGTAGTATTTGGAGTATTAACAGAGCTTGCATCAACATACTGCGCTCCGCCGCCACCTCCACCGCCGCCACCAAGAACTGCTATCAGCGTATTATCGAGATAAACGTAAGAGGCACCACCTCCACCTCCACCTCCACCAGATGAACCAGTTGGTCCATCATCACCACCTGTTCCACCACCATTAGAACCACCAGTACCTCCTGCAGGAACTGCCGTTTGTCCAGAATTTAATCCATCACCACCCGCACCTCCAACAACTAATGTTAAAGTACCAGAAGTAAAGTCTGAAAGTTCGAGCTCTGCATATCGACCTAAACCACCTGTAGCACCAACTGATTGTGGTGGACCACCATCAGTACCACCATCTCCTCCTGCACCACCAGCAATTTTTAGTGTAATATCTGTACTGGATGGAAGATTAAAAGTATATGTTCCTGGAGTAGAATATGTTTGAGTTGATATTCCAATTGTTGGTGGAGTTGTTTGGTAATAATAACTTGAGGAAGAATCGCAATCGCCAGTAATAGTAAATGTTTTTACAATATTTTTTCCAAGATTATTGTTCCATCCACTAAAACTGGATACCGTATTCGATGGAATAGCAATATTTAAATCTACAACACCACCAGACTGGACTAGATTGTAATATTTGATAGTATTTCTAAATTGTGATGCATGTAAATTTAAATTTGATGCAGGAACACCATTACTTAATGGACCAGAAGTTCTATTTTCTGTAGAATCTGGAACTATAGGATTTGTATTAGTTATATCCGTGTTTCTAATTAACTCTGATGCACTTATAGATCCAGAAGCAGTTTCTTTAAAGTTGGATCTTAAAGATGAAAAAGATATGGGACCAGAATTATAAAGAATAGTGTTATTGGTTGTTACCGATCCATCGACCATTGCAACCGTTATACTTTGAGTATCGGTTACTCCGCCTCCACTTGCCGTTAAGGTATATGTTATAGTTAAAATTTGATTGGATGGGGATAAACCAGTATTTACTGTTTGTGTACCACTCGATGATACAGAACCAACACCTTGATTTATTGATACAGTAGTGGCATCAGAAACATCCCACTGCAATTCCACATCATAAGTTCCATCAGACCTTGGATTTGGTATTGCTCTAAAATAATTAATCTCTGGAATAGTATAACTGTAATTGATTAATACATATGATGACGTGGCAGCAGAACTCAAAGATTCATCAATTAATGTTGCTACAGAACTATCATATCTACTACCTCCACCATTGCCACCGATGGAACTCGAAGTTTGATCTAATCCGGGAAATCCACCAGCACCGCCAGGAGCTCCACCGGCACCACCGCCTCCGCCGCCTCCGTCACCAGAAACTCTACTAAAACCAGTTGTTCCATCACTAAAATTAGCAGCGGTAAAAGCACCATCAACGAAAGACCCTGCATTACCACCATTTCCACCACCAAAACCCCAAGAACCACCACCACCACCGCCGCCAGCACCAGCAGCAATTATCCACTTACTATCCGTATCACTATAAATGGCCGATGCACCACCTCCTCCACCGCCAGTTCCAGAACATCCAGTTGCATAACCACCATCACCACCATCAGCAACATCTGGAGAAGAACCACCACCAGTAATCCGATCAAAACAACCGCTACCCTGAATAGCAGATGTAGTGGGAGAATAGCTCGTTAATGTTATTCCAGTAAAATCTGCTAACTGAAATGTCCCTTGTCTTGCACTACCACCCGAACCGCCAGGACCACTAGTGTCACTACCACCAGATGCACCAATACCACCTACTATGGATATGAATATATCATATGCCGATGATGGAATTGTGAGTGTTTGTCCGTTTGTCTGAACTTGAGAATATGAACGGGTAGCCATATCTTTACCTTACAAATTAAAGTAATGCGAATGATGTTGACCCAACGCCAACAGCATTAAACACTAATGTGGTTCCTTCTACGTATATTTGGATGGCAGTGGATCCAGTGCTAACAAAACCCTGGGGAGCAGTAATAATTCCTGCTGGATTCGAAAACAGGAACCCATTGGCAACAATATCACCAGTTACTTTAAGATTTCCAGATACTGCCAAATTATTGGTATTAATATCGCTGGTTGCCTGACTATATCCAATGGCAGCTTTTCCAAGATATGCCGTCTTTCCTATACCAGATATATCTGATATTGGAGAATCGGTTCCTATTCCTATTTGAGAATCGACGTGAATCTCGGCAACACTACTAATACCAGTATTAATATTTAAATTGGTGGAAATTATACTTGGCAGAACATAATCAGATGCACTTATTGTTCCTCCAACGGAAAGATTATTATTCACATATAGAGCACCACCAGTTGTTGTAATGCCGCCATTAGATGCAAGAGTGGTAACACCAACAACAGAAAAGTTTCCATTCGCATTTAGACTCATTATTTCGGTAAAAGTGCTTCCATCCTGCCAGGAGAACTTGCCAGTTCCAGAAGAACCATTACCATTCAGTAAGAAATTAATATCACCAGCATTATCGTTATTGATGATATCAAGGTCGTTTGCAGAATTACCGAATCTAATTACACCCGTACTCTTACCTACACCAACAGACTGACCTATACTAATTCTTGCCTGTCCGCTATCAGAAATAACTTCTACAAGAGAACCAGATGCTTTTCTAATCTGAAGTTCCGATGTTGGAAGTGCCGTTCCGATACCAAGTCTTCCGCTATTTAATGAAGTTAAAGCAGTTCCGCCAGTTCCTACATTAAGTTCCGTAGTTACTGTTGCAATACCAGATGCACTTACATTAGATGCTGATACATTGGTAACAGTAATACTAGGACTTCCTGTAAGATTAGATGCCGTAGTCGAATTGCCAGTTAATGGACCAACAAAACTAGAAGCAGTTATAATGCCCGTTGGTTTATTGATGTTAGTTGGTAACTGACTATTTGTAAGAGTGCCTGAAAGTTTGGTTACTGATAAAGAACCATCAAAACTAGTAGCAGTTAGAATGCCAGTTACTCGTGCATCACCATTTACTCTAAATTCTTCTGGTGGAGTGGCATCTGTTGCAACACCTACTCTGGATAATGTATGAAGTCCTACACCACCATCAGTTGTAGTCCATGCGGTAAATCCATATCCAATAAGATTATCAGTTGTGCCAGAATTTCCTACCTTTATCTGTCCTACGGTAAGAATACCAGAAACATCGGCATTCGTTGCACTTAAAATTCCAATGGTTCCAATACCAGAATATAAAGTTCCAGTCGTTGTCAGACCAGTAACTCTAGTATCTCCATGAACATTGAGCAGATAGTTTTGTGGGATGGAAGTTCCGATTCCCACAAGACCATTTGCATTTACAACGAAGTTATCATTATCAACCTGAAGACCAGTTCTAAAATTAAATGACTTACGAATATTTGCCATTATAGTCTTTTTAGTTATTTATCAGATAGTTTTTGTCCCAATGTTTCTACCTTGCTTGAGAGTTCCTTGATTGCCTCTACAAGAAGAGGAACAATCTTATGATAATCAACTGCAAGGTATCCATTATCTCTGGTTACAACTGCTTCAGGCAATACTTTCTCAATTTCCTGTGCAATCAAACCAACATCATGACCTGACTTATTAGACTTCTCATTCCAATCGAATGTGTTACCACTGATAGAAATGACCTTTGCAAGAGGATCATCGATAGGAACAATGTTGTCTTTCAGTCTTTCATCAGAAGACCAGAATGCTGTAATGTCGTCCGTTACACTCAAAATACCAGTTACTGTGGTATTGGTGCAAATAGCGACTAAAGAACCAGAAGTGGCACAAAGTTCCAAATCACCAGATGTTGTTGTGATTTCATCGGTAGAAGAATCGAGTTTGATTCTACCAACCTCAATTGTATTTGCATTTATAGTTCCTCCAACACCAACACCACCAGAGACTACAAGTGCGCCAGTTGTATTACTTGTAGAACCAGTGTTGTTAGTAACCTTCATCTGTCCGATGGTCAGATTGGCAATTCTGGTATCGCCGTTAAATGTTACTGGACCATCAAATTGGGATAATATTTGATTAGAAGGACCACCCTCAACTACGATTCTTTCTTTAACAGTAACCTCATCAAATACTGCACTCAATCTCGATGGATTTTCACCAGTAACTGTAGGAACTGGAGTATCAAATGTTGTTTCTTCACCAGTAGCAGCAGACTTTCTTTGGTTTCCAATGAAGAAGTCTCCACTGTTGTTCATACCAGTATAAACAACAATACCAGCAGATCTTTCTTGTGACTGAACTAAAAACTCTTCTTTTTCTGGGAGTGATTTAACCTGAACTTGTGGAAGACCAGTTGAGTAGTTTCCAGGACCGTAACCAAGATACTCAAATGTATGTCCTGAAGCACGAACATAGGATGGTCTACGGAACTCAATTGCCTTTGGTTCTATCTTTCTAATAGTTGATCCAGAATCATGAGCAGATTGTCTTGTAGCCAGAGCACCACGAATAACAACCAGTTGATTGTTGTTGACACCCTGAAGAGTATCATTTGCAACCCTCATAATCTCTTCATCAATCTGAATATAAGAACCAAGAGGGAATCTACTCATGGTTCCAATACCAGAGTCTGGAACAGATACGGCAAACTGTGTTGTTGTTGCAGTAATTCCAACCCCAAGTGTTAGTGTTTCGCCACCATAAATTGAGAACGTTCTCTTGGAAAGATTTTCTGCAGATTTATCGGATGTTCCAGAGTTTGCGGAGAATGCATGTCTCAAAATATATCCAGAAGATGTTGTGATTCCAGAAATTGTGATGGTATTAACACCAACTCTCGAATCAACAATAAAATCTCCAGTGTTATTATTGCTAGAATCAATAATTCTCACACGGTTTCCAGAAACCAGTCCGTGTCCAGTTGCAGTAACAATGCCAGTTGCAGTATCAGCAGTAAAGGCAACGGATTTGCCTACAACATATGCATAATGATCTGAAGTGATTACGGGGTCACCAGTTGTTCTGGCAACTGAAATTTGAGTTGCGGATCCAACGGCAGTAATACGATGATAAGTATCTGATGTTGTTCCTGCACCAGTAAACTGAACTACATTGCCAATTGCAGTGGAAATGCCCGCATTGGTAACTGTGAACGTTGCATTACCATCTCCACCTATATCTGCAGTGCTAAAATATAATGTACCAGCACTATAACCAGAACCTGAAGAAATAATAGAGGCATCTGTAACACTTCCAGAACCATTTACGGTAACTCTTGCCGTTGCACCATTCCAGGTTCCAGTTGCAGATCCATTCAGAAGTCTTACATTAAAATGATCTCCTGTTGTATATGTTGAACCAGAATTGCCAATTTCACCATAAACAATGCCCTGAAGTCCGTGTCTTCTACTAAAAGTAATGTCTGGCGTTGTTGTTGCAGCATCAGCAACAGATGAAATATCAAGACCAGTGCCAAGTTTAGTCACCAATTGATCGACACTTTCTCTAGTAATACTCTTCTTAAGGTCATTTGTTACAACTTCACCTATAGGAGAAACCTTTGCATAGGATTTTGCAGATGCTGGATTGTCATTAACATTGTCTCTATCAAGTTGTGGATAAAGGTCAACAACATTCTGACCATACTTCAGGTTTGTAAATTCTTCGGAAATAGCATTTCCAGAATTTGCAACATAGAAATGATAAATTCCATCACGCTCACCATCAATATACTCTTGGATTACTTCATTTCTGTAAACATATAAGTTTGATTTCAGATCAGATCTCTCAAATCTTGGTGAAACGTCAGTTCTAATTCCAGTATTGTTTGATGATGATGTTCCAGGAACACTGCTAGTTATGGAGTAACTAAATGTCATATCATCAACAACAGTAATCGTATGATCACCGTTATATCCACTGTTTGCGGCACCGACCGTATTAATAGAATCGGTTACGTTACGAACAATGACGCTATCGCCAGTTGTGAGATTGTGAGGAAGTTCGGTTCTTACTGTTGCCGTTGGATTGCTAAAAGTGCAAGTTGCAATGAATCTTGGATTTCTATTGTAATCATAGTCATCTGCAGCAGTAATTGTAGTTTTATTAAAGTCAGTATCATCAGTACCACGATAACCAGTGGAACTAGACTCCTGAATGATATATCCATCTTCAGGTGTTTTAGAATTAGAAAGTTCTTTTGGAACTACTACTCTGACTTTATAAATTCTTTCATCAAGGCTTCTTGTGTCTGGAATTCTCTTAATATATGATGGTTCAGACGTTCCACTAAGAGAAGAAATTGTGGAATAAATTGTATTTCCAGTTGCTTCAGTAATAATATACCACTGAGACCCATCCCACTGAACTGGATGACCAATATCACCAGAAATCTTGTCGGATACTCTACTCAGAACTTTTAGATTTGTTCCACCATAAACCGTAATTGGTGAATCATTGTTTGCATCCGATTCTGATGCTGCCAACTTAAATGTTGTTGTGCTTCCACTTGGAACAATAGCATAATAAACTGTATTGGTTCTCAAATTCTCTGGCAGATCACCATCATCACTGATAATGATTACTTTCTCTCCAGTTGCCAATGAATGGGTTCCAGATGAAAGTGTGAAAATATTAGAGGATGGTACTCCAACAGAATATTCTTTGACAGAACTGGTAGCACCATCTGCCATCAGAATATTTGCCGAGTATTCTGATCCGCCAACATTTAAGTATAATTTATCAGAAACTTTGGCACCAACTCTATATCCTTGTGTTAGAATTGGAGGGGTAACATCTTCTGAAGTAAATCCTTTAAGATATAATCTAGTTGTACTGTTTGATGCATCATAATCAATTGTCAACCAATCAATATTTTGTTCCGAACCAGTGATTGCTCTTGGTGGAATGATATGAGTAATATATGCCTTATCATCCTTCTCAAATGCTTCACTCTTAAATCCATCAGAGGTAAGTGATATCTGACCGAAGTTGGAGTTGGAGTTGGTAATCGAAGCATCTCCACCACTCTGACACTCAAAGTGCTTATTAAATCCAATTGCAAATACAGAAACTACCTGAATAAATGCATCATTCGTAACTTTAATATGTGTAGATTCCCATCCGCTTCTATAAATTGCATCGGGATCTAAATGATATACTGTTCCCTTTGATGAAGAATTACCTGCCAGTGCTCCACCATATTCTGGTGTGATGGTAATATTGTCACTATAATCTCTTGCAGAAGGGACATACTTTACAAATGCCCTATCATCTCTTTGTAGTGATACACCAGTAAATTGTGCAACAACCATCGAACGGAAACCAGTTGCCTTGCTTCCATCGGCGTGCATACCATTCATACCCCATATAGAACGCATGGAGATGTTAAAGATATAAGGAGATGCACCAGATACGCTATCAGTTTCTACTGTTACATATTCATTTCCACTGATGACTCCAGGAGTTGTCATCGTTGCAGGTGCATAAAGTAAGTCAAAGTAGAACTTGTTTTCATTATTCGCATCTACTTCACTCACTTTTGTGCTGACATTATAATTTGTATCTCCATTAACAGGAGTTACACCACTGATGCGAATTGGCGTTCCTGCCGAAAGTTTGTGTGGTATTTCTGTGGTTACAGTAACTCTATTGGTTACTACACCACCACTTCCAGCCTCAATACTGGTGATTTTGATTGGATCTGCGGCAAATGCTCCAACAATTTCGTATTCTGGTTTCTTTGGCTCAAATCCTTTTGGAAGTGATGGAAACTTATCATCAATATCTCTACCAGATCCAGTTCCATATGCGACAGAAAGTTTCGCATAATACATCCCAAGGTCTGTAATATCATAATTCTGAACCTCATTTACACCATCGGCATACTCAAATGCTGTGAGTTTGTGGTGAGAGAAAGTTGGAACTGCTTGGTTAGTTTGACCAAAGTTATTATTTTTTGTATAGACAGTTTCGAGTTCATTTCCATCAAAAATAGAAAACTGCCACATGTAACATGCACCAGTGACTCTAAAGATTGCCGAGTTTGGTGTGCTATCTGTTGGGTTAGGAATATACTTTGGACGAACCTTGGTCTTTCTTAAATCAAGACCAACGATTGATACACCTCTAGGAACAATCGCACCACCATGAACACTATTAAATCTATAGAGATGATTGGCGGATTGTGTTAGATCAAAGTTTGATTCGAGAGATAGATAAAAATCTGCTGGAACTACTTCTGCGGTAGATGAGTCGGAACGAATAACTTTTGCGGTTCCACTATCATTAAAAATCGACCATCCTGGTCTGTTATCAACAATGTGCTCTCCAGGCATCAGGAGAATAGTGGTCTTCTCCGTCTCGTCGTTACTATTTCCTTTGATATATGAAAATCTTGCCGCCTCAATCAGTGCTCTCTGAATGGTCTTAAAAGGACGGGCAAGAGAATTACCAGTATTAAGAATACTATCAGTTGAGTCCAAATCTGCTGGACTTACATACAGAATACGACCTTCTGTGTTCTTGATAAAATTATCTAATTTATTAAGTGGCAAAGTTCCGCACCATTAACTTCTTCTATCCTTTATTTATCCCATCAAATCTTCCTCATCATAGTAATATACTTCATCATCTGGCATATCTTCAGGGTTCTCTAACTCAACTGGAAACAAACAAGGATGCACTTCCTCATCTATAAGATAGAAAGAACTTCTGTATAAGTCTTCTGGTTCAAATGATGTTTCTTTATCTGCAAGTGCTACTAATTCTTTGTCTTCTAAATGTCCGTCAGGTAGTTCATCAAAGGTGAATGGAACCTGATTGATAAAATACATCTTCACTATCATACTGTGGTCCAAATACCAACAGTATGCAGTGTCAATCTTATAAGACATATCGGATGCTTTTTGTCTTATTTATTTTAGTGCGAGTAGGGAGACTTGAACTCCCACGACCACAATGGTCAACAGATTTTAAGTCTGGTGTGTCTACCGATTCCACCATACTCGCAAGGTGCTGGTTGTGAGGATCGAACTCACCTTAGCCCGATTATGAGTCGGGAGCTTTCACCAGAGAGCTAAACCAGCACGGCAAGTCCATTATGTAATAACCTATGACAATTAGCACATAATGGAACA